CCGACGTCACCACGATCCCGCCATTGGTGCGCGGGACCGGGATGTTGTCGGGATTGCCGGAGCCCTGCGGCTCGGCGAAGCGCTGAAGGCCCGACTGGATGCGAATCATGAGCGCATCCGCACGCTTGTGAAGCGTCAGGACCTTGTCGTTGCCGTAGGTGCGGACGTATTCGGGGTGGCGCTCGTAGGAAAACGCGACCGCGAAATCGAGGGCCGCGCTCTTAAGCAGCGTAGGCGTCCCGTTCGGATAGCTGTCGAGCGGCTCCCCGACAAAGTGCGCCGGGAGATACGAAGCGACGTGGGCGTTGGCGCGGGAGAGGACGAGATCAATGGCCGCCTGGTCCGTCGCCCCACTCACGGCGCCGTCGAGATCGTCGTCGTAAATGGCGACCATCGTCGGCGTGGAGATCGCCGATTGAAGCTCGGCTTGGGTGACGAATTGCACGGCCATGAGGGGTCACTTCTTCTTCGCGGGGGCGTCTTGCTTCGCCTTTTCGGCGGCTGCGGCGTCCGCCTCCGCAGCGAGGCGTGCGGCCTCGGCAGCGGCGAGGGTCTCCGCGTCGTCAAGGGGAGCGCCCGGCTCGGGAGTCGCCGAGGGCGGCGCCGGTGCCGCAGCGCCGAAGCGAATGAGGCTCTCGGCGTCCTCCTCGGGCATCTCCACGACGTCGCCCGGAGACGCCTCCTGGCGGCCGCTCCGGCCCGTGAAGGTGACCGCGGAGAGGCAGAGGACCTTGATAAAAAGGACCGCCGCGCTCACTGCCAGGCCGCCTTGATGAGGCCGGACACGACGTCCGAGGTGAGGACTTCGTGGTCGTAGTGGCCGACCACCATGACCTGCGATCCACGCGGGCCGCGGGTCTGGTCGAAATAAGACCGGGCGAAGTAGCCCTGGTCCATCTGGAGGCCGCTAACGCCGCCGCCCGCGCTGCCGTTGAGGTTCGAACCGCCCTTGAAGCGGAACGTGTAGCTCGTCGCGACGTCGTCGCCGGCGAGCGACGGCTGGCCGGGCGAGTGGACGAGGAGCACGTCGTCGCCCCAGATGTACGGGTAGGCGCCCGCCGCGTTCTTGTAGCGAACGTCAGCGACCGTGATCGGCGGGAGCTGGAAAAGGCTCGCGTTGTTGCCCGTGAAGTCCGGGATCGCGCCAGGTGCGCTGTCCTTCGCCGTGAAGAACTTGTTGACGTTCGCGTTGCGAACGAACGCGTTGTAGGTGCGTCGGCTCATCACGATGCCGGTCGTCGGCATGAGCGCATTTTCCATGCGCGTGTGGATGTCGGCGATCGGGTCCGAGGATGCGCCGCCGTTCCATTTCGCGCCGGCGGCGATGGTCGCGGTGTAGAGCGCGCCGTAGCTCGCGGCGTTGAGCAGCATATTCGCCACGCGGATTTCGCGGGCCTTCCGGAGCGCGACGACGATGCGCTTGGCGTACTGAAGGTTGATCGCGAGCGCGTCGTCGGCGTTGTCGAGGAGCTCCTGCGGGATGACCGCGGCGAGCGCGTAGGGCCGGCAGTTGAACTGCTTGTTGCTCTTCTTCGGCGAGACCTCCGCCGGCTTGTCGAGGCCGCCCGACACCATCGTATCGACGGGATCGAGGACGTTGTCCTTGTCCCATTCGTAGTAGTTGTCGCTCAGCTTATCGACCAGAACAGGGGCCGAAACCATATCGGCAATCAGGTTCTTGTCGCTGTAGCCAGTCGCGAAGTTTGCAACGGCGCGGTCGATGTGAACGTCCGACGGACCGAGGTCCATCGTGACGAGACGACCGTCCTCGGTCGTCATTTTCCGGGTGCCTTGGGCGAGATCGATCTCGACGGTGCCGAGCTTCGCCCGAATGTCTCCTTCGGCGGAGAACTTGGCGAGGTTTGCGCAGATTTTCATAGCGAGTTCTCCTTCACTTCGTCGCGGGCGCGAGGAAGTTCACGCTTCCGAGGAAGATGGCGCCGTCGGCGGCCGCTTCGAGGGCCTTCCCGACGACAAGGTCTGAGGTGACAGCGACGCGGAAGCGCCCCTCTTTGCCAGCTGCCGAGTCGACGGCCAGCTCGGCACCGACGGTGATGGCGCCTGACGCGACGAGCGGGATCTCGGTGGCCATCACGATGCAGTTGCCGTGCTTGTTGGCCGGGATCGTCTCATTGGCGACGCCGAGAAACGTCGGTTGAGCGGCCGACGTAACGACCGGCTTTCCGAGGTTGTACGCGGTGTCGATCTGGATGGCGGCGCCTTCGGCAATCGCGCCAGAACCGTTGTTGATGATCGTTCGCGCAGCGAGGACCTTTTTCCCTTTTGCCATGGCTCAGGCCACCTTTCCGGCGCTCTTCATGGCGCGCTCTGCATCGATGAGTGATTGGGCGTAATCCAGCGAGGGATTCGCCTTGCGGAGGTCGGCGGCCATCTGGACCATGACCTCGCCAGCGGCCAGCGCGGAGAGTTTGACGGCCCCGCCGGCCATGTTCCCCGCGCTCGGGCGAACGTCACTGAGGGTGACGACTGCGCCATTGCTGGCGCCCGCGTTTCCGCCATTGTTGGCGTTGCCCGTCAGGTTGCGGAGGAGGTGCTGATTCTCCGGCGCCACCTTCGGGTAGAGCGCAGCGAACCCCGCGGCGTCCGCCTTGCGGTGTGAGAGGAGATGCGGGAGCGCATCGGGGCCGAGGTTGCGGCTCGGCCCGTAGGTGAGCAGCGCGCTCTTCGCGTCGTCGGTGGCGGCCTGGTCGGCGAGCGTCTGGAGCTCGCTGCGAAGCGCGGTGCCGATGCTTTTCTCGGTGGCGAGATCGGCTTCCGCCTTGGCGAGCTTTTCGCTGAGCGTGCGCACCTCGTCACGCAGGGTGACGACCTGAGCGTCGCGGTCGGCGAGGAGGCGGGAGGTGGGGTCCTGGGGTGCGGTTCCGTTGGTGGCCATGCCGGGGTCCTTGCCGGCGCGGCCGGCGGTGAGCGTCAGTGCAGAGGACGAAGCGGGCGGTGGCACCACGGCGGCGCGGAGCGCGTCTTCGTGGGCGTAAACCGCCGAACAAATGAGGGAATCGAGCTTGTCGAACACGTCCCACCACGTGGCATCGATGCCCGGGTTGACGAGGTCGCGAAGCGCGGGGAGGACGTCGGCGAGGACAAGCCCGTCGACCGTCGAATCGAGGTCCCAGTCGGCGGCGCGGAGGCTCGCAGAGGCGCGCTTCACGGCGGCCTGGACCTGGTAGACGTCGTCGTCCTCGGAGAGCCCCAACGCGGCGCGGAGGGGCGGGAGTAGGTCGTCGGCGTCGTAGGCCATGTAGCCCATCGAAACGCTCGCCTCGCCGTCCCCACCGCCACCGTTGTCGCGGGCGACGAGGGGCTGCATCCCGTCGAGGAAAGGATTGTTCGTGAGGGCGACGGAGGAGAGGCGGGCGCCGATGGGCTTGCCCGTCACGCGATCGCGGCAGCCGAAGCGCACCGCAGGCGACAGGAATTTGTAGCCCCCCGAGCGGACTTCCTCGCGGGCGGCGGGCTTCCAATCATCGAAAAGCCCCCAGAGTTTGCCGTCGCGGATCTCGAGAGCCTTGACCCAGGCCTGCGCGGGGGCGCCGGTGAACGGGATTGTGCCGCTTGTCGCGTCGGCTTCGCTCGCGTGCTCGTAGTCGACGGGGACGAGCCGGTTCTGCGTCGCCTCAAAGTTCGCGATGATCTCGCGGAAAACCTGGTCGTTCAGTTCGAACGCGCCAGCGGCGTGGCCGAGGAACTTCCCAGGCTTGGCGATCTGGTTCCAGACGGGCCCCGCCGCATCGCTTGCGGTGATGGCCTCACTACACAGCCGGATCGGCATGTCCGGATCCGTCCGGAGATGGCGAATCGACATGCCGCCGTCGGGATAAATCCGCATACGGAGCCCCTTTCGCTGGCGCTTTTTCGGGCCCTTGGGCGTGATCGTGCCGGCCGCGCCCGGGTCGGGAGCAGCCTGTTTTTTTGCGGTCGCCATCGTCACTCCTCGTCGTCGTCGGCGCTCGGATCGTCCGGCGCGGGCTTGGAGGCGTCGCCGGTGGGCGCGTCCTCCTCGTCGTCATCCTCTTCGTCGTCGTCGCCCTCGCCGTCGTCCTCGGGGGCGCCGGGCCCGGCGCTCGCCTGAACGGGGTGCATCGCGAGGGTCTTTTCCTCCTCGGCCGTCAGGTCGACGATGCGGAGGCCGAGCTTCTTGGCCATCTCCGACGCGGACACGGGGATGCCGCTGCCGCTCGCCTTAACGGCGAGGTCGAGCTCTTCTTCGCGCGTCGGCATCGGCTCGACGCCGATCGAGACCCGCGGCAAAAGATGCATTTGATCCGGGCGGTTCGCCCGCACGAGCGGCGTCACAATGTATTTGCGAATCGCGTCGGCAAGGTTCTGCGCGTCGTATTTGTACAGGCGCATCGAGGCGCGCTCGCCGGTCTCCCCTGTCCCCTTCGAGCCAAACTTTCCCGCGCTCGTCGTCAGCGTCTGGCTGATGCAGAGCTTCGAGATCTCGTCGTTGCAGAGTGCAATGAACTTGTCGTGGGTGAGCCCGTTCTCGACGAGCGTGAGCGTCGCCTTAATCGAGTCGGGGAGGATGGCGCCCGACGCGGAGCCGGTGCCGAGAGCGCCGAGGGCGCGCTCCGCCGAGTCCATATCCTCCTGCGTCGCCATGCGCGGCGGGGCGATCCCGGTCTGCCCTTGGATCGTCCCATTGGTCGTGTAGGACATTAAGGCCCACGGCTTGCCCCAGCGCTCGATGAACTGCCCTGCGCCACGGGCGCCCATCGCCTTGAGCGCGATCCACCACGAGAGCGTGCGGCCGATGCCATCCCGCACCGCGTACGTCGCCCGAAGGCGCGGCTGGAACACGATGAATTTGCCCGGAAAGTCGCTGATGCGAAGCGACGTGCCGCCCGCGCCCCACCCTGCGGTGGTGCCAGCTGCGAAATTCCCGACGCCTTGGTCCCACACGTGAAGATCCCAGCTCTGCGGGTCCGGAAAGTTCAGGCGGCGCGACGCGATGAAGCTCAGCGCCTTGATGCGCCACTCCCGCTCGACGAGCGTCCACTCCAGCTCGGCCACGGAGATGCCGTAGTAGATGCCCCAGAGGAGCATCGCGAGCGACGACTGGAATTCCTCGATCTGCGAGAGCCAGTAGATCACCCATTCGGCGAGTTCCGCCGCTTTTGCAGCGTCCTTGTGCCCGGGCGGAAGGAGCGCCGCTTCGGCCTTGAGCGCGCCGCCGGCGACCGCGAGGATGCGGTCGGAGAGCTTCGAGAACGCGTGCGGGCTCTTCTCAAGAAGCTCGTCGTAGATGTCGCAGGAGGCCGCGCGGTAGCCGACGAGGGCGCTCCGCTGCGCCGCTGAGATATGCAGGAGCGACAGCTCGCTCCCGAGGATCGTCGGGTAGCGATCGATCTGCGGCCACGGGGCAAGAAGCTGGCTGAGGCCGGCCGCCTTCTCGACCTCGGCGAGCGAGAAGGTCTCGTGCCGCGGCCGTCCGGGGGAACTGATCTGTTTGAAGTTCTCGATCATCCGAATCCGATTCCCTGCGCTTCGTGATTGTAGAGGCGCGGCGCGGGGGGCGGCCGCGCATCAATTTCAGGACCTTGGAGCGCCAAGAAGGCGCCCGCGGTCGCGTCGACCTGGTCGTCGTGCGGGTCTTTCAAACCCGTGAAGCTGCTGATTTCGTCGAGGTACTCCGGCACCCATTCGGTACCCGGGACCGGCTTCCACTCGCGCGTGCCGTCGGGCAGGATGAGTTCCCGCTGCGTCTCGGGGAGGTGGATCCGCCCTTGGTTCCAGACCGCCGAGACGGGCTGCGCGCGCTGGAATTTGTCTGTCGTCGCGTGGAGCGGCGTGCAGTTCAGCGGGCGAGAAAGGCGCGGTTGCTGCGTCTCGGCATCGATGACCGAAACGCCCGCGTTGAGCATCCCGACGATGCCGCCCTCCTGGCCGCCGATGAAGGCGACGAAGGGGCTGTGCGCGTAGCGGAGTCGGAAGCTCTCGGCCGCAAGGACGAAGTCTTCGATCTTGCCGCGCCGCCGGAGGACGTCGAGGACGTAGTAGTCGTCGCCGGAGCGGGCCATCGCGACGATGACCGAGAAATCGCTCCACTTCTTCTCGGTGTAGGCGAAGTCGCCACCGAGGCCGGTCCGCATCGTCGGCGGGAGCTGCGCGTAGAAGCTCGGCGCCGCCTCGAAAACCTTCCCGCCGCGGGGACGAGGATCGCCCTGGTAGAGCGACGCCCATGTGAAGGGATTCGCCATCTTCGAGCGGAGCGCCTCGACGGGCCACCGCTCCGGCCAGAGGGCCCGCCCGTGGTCGTCGATCGCCTGGAGCTTGATATGCGGCCTCCAGTTGGGGCCGTCCTCACCCGTCGTGATGTAGTGGATGAGGTCGTCGGGATTCCAACGTGTGTGGAATACAAACGCGGAACCGCCTGGTTCGATTCGCGTTTCTGCGACGTCGCCCCACCAATCCTGCGTCATGCTTCGCCACGCGGGCGACTCGGCTTGCTGACGATTCTTGTAGGGATCGTCGACGAGCAAAATATTGACGCCCTTGCCGGTGAGAGGGCCGCCGATGCCGCCAGCGATGAGCCCGCCGCCTTCGGGCGTGCGCCACTCGGCCTGCGTGTCGGCGCCCTTCGCGATCCGCACCCCCGCTTGGATCGCCCACTGCCGGGCGACGCGGCTTTTCGAGAGGGCGAACTTTGCCTCGTACGAGATGTACGCGAGCGTCAACCAGGGGAATTTTTTGAGCGTCAGCGCGATGTACGCGAGGACGGTATCCGTTTTCGCGTGGCGCGGCGGAGCGTGCGCCGTCTGCCGGACCTCGCACGTCCACGCGTCTTCCAGGCTCCGGATGAGCGGGTCGAGGTGACGCGGCGCCGAGCGCTTGGGAAGCGTCGGAATGAACTCGTAGAGCGTCTGCGGGCCGGCCTTCGGGTCGACGGGGCGCGCGACGCTCTGCTTAAGTTTTTGGAGCTGCCGGACCTTCGCGATCTGTTGGAGCGCGTTCGCCACTTTGCGGTTCGGGGTTCAGGGCAGCGTTCGTGATATCGAGCGTCCCCGAGCGCTCCAGGCTCTGGGAGGTCTCGCGGATGATCTTGGCCGTCGCGAGCGCGGCCTCAAGGTCGCGGGGCACCTTCGGGTCCTCGCCGGTGAGCTGCTTCAGGACGAGATCGTGCAGGGCGCCGAGGATTTCGTAGCCCCGGGAGAGGGTCTTCGACCGGGCGGCGTGCCAGGTCGCGACACGGTCGAGCACCTCGGCACGCCGGAGTTCTGTCTGCGCTCGGAGCAGCGTGGCG